CAAACTTGTAGATATGGCGCATACGCCAACGGCTATACCAATGATTTCGTTTGCGGTCATTTCGCATTGATTCCATAATCAGCCTCTTTACCGGACTTTGGATCTAATGCTTTTGCGATAGGTGCAACTAGCGCACCAGCCAAAATTGCAAACTCTGGTCGAATATCAGCAACAATTGCCAACAGGACAGTTATGCCAGAAGCAGCCACAGCTCTTAAATATGACTTGATTGCAGCCTTGTGTTTGTTAGATAGTTTCATGCGTTGCCTCCTAGTAGTGGGATATTAAAGAACTCTGAATTGTTGTCTTGATCTTTTTTGAAACTGATATGAATATGATGCGAGTGTGGATTGCCTTTATATGATCTCCAACGCCATCCTAGTAATGGGGATGCAATACGGCTCTGATGAATTACATAACTGATGCGACCATTGGATTTCCCGAATGATCGAATTTGATCTGCCAAATATGCTGAAAGCCCTTTGTCGTCAGAAAGCCGAGCGTCAATGTCAATTGCTCGCACGCATCCTGTTGCATCTGGGTTGTGATCGCTCTTTCGTGTGCTATGTCTAGCATCACCAATCCACCCATCAGATTTACGCAAACGCTCTGGGAAGGAATCATCGATCTGCTCACGCAATTGGACTGCTGCTTTACTCAGCCAAGGTTTCAATTTCAACCCATTCTAAATTTGTTTCATCCCAAAAATAAAAACCTTCAGGTTTAGGAGTTGGTGCTTGCCAATCAAAGTTGTCATCTATTGACCAAGATGGATAAGGTTGTGGTGCAATAAATACATCTGCAACTAAATCATAAGTAAATCCAATACCTGCGTATTGTTTTCTTATGCGATTGTTATAACTTGTTTTAATCCAAGTACCACCAAGATTATCTATTAACCATTGATAACCTTCATCACCAACAGGGTCATTATTATCTCCAACAACAACTCTAACAACTACATTATTTTCATCAATTTCTGCCCAATGGCTCATTTTGCATACCTCAAAATTACTAATCCTGAACCGCCCGCTTTTGTTGTAACTCCATAATAACTTGCACCTGCGCCGCCGCCTGTGTTTGTAGTTCCTGCCACTCCTTCAGTCGATGTGCCATATTTACCGCCTTGACCGCCACCACCATAACCACCTGCACCGCCAGTTTCAGCACCACCAGAAGGATGCTGTGCACCACCACCACCGCCACCTGCATAATAATAAGTGCCGCCAACATTTTGACCTGTTGATGTTGTTAAACCCCAAGATGAATAAGATGATGAACCATTACCACCAGCACCTGCTATTCCTGCCGCACCTGCACCTGCACCTGCAACTGAATAACCACCGCCACCTGAGCCTGAGTATTGTGCGCCTAAAGTTCCACCCGCAGATCCTTGTGATCCTGTTGCAGCAGTTCCGTTATATTGCCAACCGCCACCGCCACCTGATCCACCATCTCTTGCTTTACCGCTTGGTGAGTTTGCGGTTTCACTTCCACCACCACCACCGCCATTAGCGGTTAATGAATTGAATGTTGAGTTTGTTCCACTATTTCCAGTATTTGCATCAGATGGTGCGCCACCACCATTGCCTGAAACTCCAGCACCACCACCGCCAATAACAATGGAATATCCAGTGGCACTTAAAGATGATGAGCCATTTATTAAACCACCTGCACCACCACCGCCACCACCTGATCCGCCACCTGCACCACCGCCACCAGCAATTATTAAGTATTCAACTGTTAAAGATTGTAAAGGTGTAAATGTTCCGTTGCCCGTAAATGTATGATAAAAATATGAAGCATCATCAGTTATCGTTCCACCTGTTGCTTTTGGAACAGCAATATAATTTGATGAAGCAAAAACTCCCAATTTGAACATTAAGCAATATCTCCAATGCAAATCCATTCGTCAGTTGCAATTTTTACGCAAGTCATTGCTGAATATTGCACTCGTGTTTTTGGAGTTGTAGCGGTTGCTCCTGTTGATCTAATAGTTACACCTGCTGCTCCTGAAACAGTAACTTGACCTGCACCTGTTTGAGCAATGTTTATTGAAGTTCCAGTTGGAAAAGCAACTGAACTGTTTAATGGAATAGTTACCGCAATTGCCCCTGCGTTTGCATAAGTAACTAATTTATTTCTTAAATCTGCCAAAACAAAAGTATCTGATGTTGTAGTTACAGCTCTTAAAGTTATTGATGCAAAAGAGGCATCAACAGCATTTCCAATGGTTCTAATGGCTGATGCGCCATCTTTTACTAAGTCTGTATCGCTTGGAATTGTCCAAGCAAAATTGGTGGTAGTAGTAGGCATTTCTCTCCTTTAGGCGATTATATCTGCATGAGCCCAGTCAATTGTAGCGGATATGGTATTCCAAGCCTCACCAACAGGCACAGTATTCCATCTCATTGCTACCTGACTAAAATTCACAGGCGATAGGTTTATGGTTAAAAATAGTTCGTTAAATCTAGTGCTCCATTTCCAACCCTCAACATACCCTTCAAAACTGCCATTTTGGATTTGGCTTGGTAGGTCGGTGATATGGATTGGCTGACCGACAAATATGCCTAATAAAGCATCTCGGTCGGAATCATCTAACTCTGGGTTCGTTATCGGAAAAGTAATGCTGTCAAATAAAGGATATGGAACGGATCTTAAAGTAATGTATCGATCTGCCACCTCTTGAGCATTTGTCGCATCATGAATAGTTGAGTTGATTGTTTCTGACTTGTATCCATAAAGACCAATAGATGTGGCACTTGTGGCTGTTTTCTGAGAACCATAATTGTTCCCATAGTTAATATATATATCATTTCGAATATCGGCTGCTTTTGTGGCAGCTCTTAAGCCAGACCCCAAAGCAGTATTGGCTGAAACTTCGGTGTATCCATTTGCTGCTAAATAAGTCTGCCTGTGGTCTGCATCCGCATATCCAATGTTGCCTTGATTGTCCTCATATAAATAACCAAGACCACTATTTGCTATCAATGAAGCAATGTTATAAACAGTATCTGGCGTATCTGCTCTTGCTTCCATTTCATATAACCCTGGGCGATCAACTTCACCCAATCCAATGTTTTCAGCATTTGCCCAAGTTGTTGTCGGTGTGTAATTAGTCCAGTCTAAAGCTGCTGCAACTTCATTCCAAATGTTTGTCAAAGAATAGGAAAGCAAAGTGAATATCTGATCGCCGTCATAATCTTTGGTTAAAGTGTCATTGTAAACTTCTTTTGCTAGTTTAACTAGTGAACCCATTGCCAATAAGGAATAACTAACCACAGTTGCAATTGATCCAGTATTTCTAACCTCAACAGTTATGTCTGATAAATTGCCACCAAATAAAGGAACAAAAGTTCCTGCGCTGTTTTTTACTTCTAAAGTTAAACCATCATTGATTTGAAAAGGCAAAGTTTGACCAGATAGGGCAACCACCTCAACTTGCAAATAAGATGGATTTGGCTGTGTGTAAATATCATCTCGACCGGCTTGATGTGCTACATCTGAAACTGTGATGTTTTCGTAATCAACTCCATCAACAGTTAATTTCCAGTCGGGTGTCCAGACTGTCATTAGTTTCCTTTGATGCCGTTGTTATACAGCTGTGGAACTGATCTTGATGCGCTGTCATTTAATACCTTTGCAACTGCTCTTGCAGCACCTTCACTATCAATTGCTTGAACTGAAATGTTAATTGTGTTTCCACCTGATTGACCAAATGGAGTTCCTGTTGCACTTTGTGGCACGCCTCTAATTTGTGAGGATGGTGCAATATTGCTAATTGATCCAATATCTGCTCCGGGTTTAATTAAATTAATAACCCTAATGCTTTCATTTGCAAGGCTTATGATTAAGCCAATTGCTTCTCTGAGGAATGTAATAAATCCTTGAATAATGCCAGCCACAGCTGAAATGCCCTTGCCTAAACTTTCAGCACTTCTTTGGCTTTCTTTTAATCCAGCACTCAATCCAGCATCTCCAGTTAAACCAGCAATAAAGGCATTGAGAGTTGGGATGCCTGTATCATTTAGGAAGCCAATAAACTTTTCAACTTGTGGCAACAATGCAACTCCAAGACTTTCCTTTGCCTCATCAAATCCAACTTTTAAGCGATCAATCTTTCCTTGAAATGTTTCGGCATTTGTAGCTGCTGCTCCACCATAAAGATCTGCAAGTTTTTGTTGAACCTCTGTGAATGAAAGTGTGGCAAGTTCGCTCTTTGATAATCCAAGACCTAATCTGCCAAGAGCTGTGGTGTTGCCATCTTGAGCACGACCCAATGCATTTGCAACTGTTTCTAATTCGATTCCTCGACCTTTGGAAATATCTAAAGCAAGGTTTAATAACTTTTGCGCTTCCTCAGTTGATTTTGTCGAAACCGCCAACCTCTGCATTGCTGGACGAAGTTGGTCATCCGCCACACCAGTCGCCAAAGATGTTTTGAGGATCATTGCCTCAGTTGCCTTTATTTGCTCATCAGTAGCCCCTGTGGCTTCTCTTAAAGCATTAGCCAGCCTTAACTGTGCTTGCTCATCTTCTATTGCGGATTTGACCCCATCAATGGCTAATTTAGTGCCATAGGCAACGGCAGCAGCAGCAGCGACCGCAAATGCAGCAGCAGCCTTTTTACCAAACTCTGAAATCTTACTTGCGTTTCCTTCAACGGCTTTGTCAGCTTCGCCTAACTTCTTTTTTAGATCATCAACATCAGCAAGGATTGATAATTTAAGTGTGCGATTACCGGTTGCCATTAGACCCATTCCTTAATAATTCGATTAAAACTTGCTTCCCATTTGTTAATCAATTCAGGCTGAATTCTGCGAAGGGTTGGATAGATAAACCATCCCCGACTACCTCTGCCCTGCCGTCCTGAATATGTAGGGAACTGTTTGAACTTATTTGAACCAAACTCAACACCACCCCATAGGGTTTGCGTAGTAGCACCACCTGAAAACTTTTGTCTTGCGAAGCCATAACGGAACTCACCGATTTTACTTGACTTAGAGATGCTAACGCCGTCTGCGACTCTCTCCGCAACTTTGCCAGCCTTTGTTCTAGTCCTAGCTGCCTGTTTAATTTCCTCTGATGCAAAATACGCCAAAGCAGCAGATTGAGTTCTTGCTTCCTCTGTTGCTTGGTCATCCATAAGTTTGAACGCTTTGTAAATATCACGCAGATCATTTTTATTGTATGCGATAGTTTCATTTGCCACTTCTCGCCTCCAATACTTCGATCGCTGTTAATATGTCATCCGCATCAACCCATTCACTCATTGGAATA